TAAGGTACTAGGAAGAGATTTGGACTGCGACTCAGACAGGCTTGTGCTTAGATCCAGCGTGACGGTGTCCGGCGTATCCGTGTCCGGCGTATCCGCGTCCGCCGCATCCGCGTCGGCGTCATCCGTATCCAGGTCGGTGTCAGGGACATCAATCACCACAGTGTCGGTTCCGGTTCCGGTTCCGGTGTCGGTGTCGGTCCCGGTCCCGGTGTCGGTCCCGGTCCCGGTCCCGGTGCCGGTACCCGTGCCCGTCCCGGTACCAGTACCCAGGGTCACTGTAATGTCTGTTATTTGTCTTTTACCGGTTTCTATGCTATGTATGTTATCTAATTCCACGTGTGATCCGTCTCTCATAAATAGAAACGTGAGATATCCGAGACTAAATAAGAGAAGAAACATGCACACCACTAAGTGCCAAATTCTCATCGATTATTAGTTTTGTAATATTATTTTAAAACGGGATTGAATGTATATTCAAAAAAAATGAACAAGTTTATTTAAAAGTTTATGACAACTTGATTTAATGGCACCCCATATTGACTTGCCACGGTAGATTTTAAAGATTCAATCATTAGGGTTCTTTGTTCTGGCGATAGATTCGAGAAATCTCCGTCAAATACAAAGTTATGTTTTATACTAACCGGATCTAGTTCTTCATCTAGACTTCGTGCGCAAAATGTTTCTAAATCATCTTTAAAGTATATGTGATTACTACTTTCGTGAACTGCGAGTTTCAAATTAGACGTATCAGTAAAGTGATAGCAAGTGAGAGTACTTAAATCAAATCTCGCTGCTTTACATTCTTCCGTTCCGTAAGCGTTGTTATCGCAAGCGGCAACGCACAAATCAGCATTTTCTTCTTGATTTGAATAATCTCCACCGCTTCGTGGAACGCTTGGGTACGCTGGATCATAGCGCCCTCCCAAAACCTGCCCTTCCATGAGTGTTCCCTTCAGACCACCCTCAATTAATTCACTCCTAAAGTCTTCTGTGCAATCGCAAGGAATGAATGCATTTCCAGTCTCACAGAAAAACGGGTTTTCATCTGTCGCATTACAGTCGTCAATGTAACACTTTCCAGTAACCGGATCATACTCCCCTATACTCCCATTGGGTGCTGTACATTGATACCTTTGGTCACCAGTGTCACCTTCGACTTCGCCCACATCAAAGGAAAGTTCAAAACTTGGCCCGGCTGTTTTGCACAAGTGGTATGTATAAGTATTGTTCACATCATCTCTTACACGCGTGTAAAAATTTGTACAGGTCTCTCCGCCATCTCTGCAATCAATTGTTACTTGTTTGTCGTCGCAACTTTGTACAAACCGCGCCATGCCTTCACGATACACTCTTGTGGCAGTTGCTCTCGGAGGACCGCACTCCGTACAAATTTGAACTTCCGATGCCGTCTCGCTCAAGCTCTGGGATTTGCTGAACGACTCGGAAGAAGACAGCGAATGGCTCTGACTCAACGACAAACTCCGACTCTCGGACAAACTTCCGCTCAACGACAAACTCCGACTCTCGGACAAACTTTCGCTCAACGACAGGCTCTCGCTATCACTTAATGACAAGCTTTGACTTGGGGAATGACTGTTGCTCAAAGACTGGCTCATGGATTCGGGTTTGCTGCAATATAAATCTACCTGAAACCATGCATGGTCGGACCCCGAATGAGAAGTTACATATAAAATATCAGTCATCATCTGGACATTTCCACTAAAGTTAGCAGCCATCTCTGGTGACACTTCAACAATGATGTAGACGTTTCTTCCTTGGTTGTCTTGTTGGTATCCAACTATGGGAAGAAAAACGTCATTAAACATAGAGACACTGGCTTCCGTGTCACCAGCAAAAGGGAATTCGTTACTTAGATTTTGTAACCTTACATGACTATGGAATTGCTGCGGTATCTCCACAGCAGTTTGCTCAAAACTAGAAAAGTACTCTTCGATAAAAATTGCGAATTGATTTTCTCCACTGACAACTAAATTATTTCTATCGTAATACATTTGTGACGGTGAATCATGCGAGAGCCCAGGCATAAGTTTTATAAGTGTCAACGTAAATGTATTATCTTCAAACACCAAGAAAGGTTTAATTCGGAAATCAAAGTGAAGATCACCCTCGCATAATCTCGTGGGATCGTCGTCGTCGTCTTCCCCAAAACCCGTGCCCGTAGCATCATCATCATCATCATCATCACCCCCCGGCAATTGGTGGTCTTCTGTTACGGAACCAGGTAGCCCACAAAACAAGCTTAACTGAAGAGTAGTGTTTGACCAGGAAATGTACTCACCCTTGGTGAAGTTACCATGAAAGAACTCGCTTGCTGCTTTTCTTTTGCTTCTAAATTGCAAACTAGATAACATCACGTTAGTGTGACTACCAGCAGCTGAAACTTTAGTAATTATTAACGCCAGATAGGAATATGTAGCACTTGTATCTAGTTTGATTAAAGTACCACTGACGTCATCAACAGCCTCGTCTTCTAGATCCACCATCTTCAATTTGGTATAAACTTCATCATTGGTTGAACCATAAATGTCAAATTGTTTTGGCGCACCAGAATTTTTGTTAACTGATTTTAAATAAACTTCAGTCACATGTATTTCATTCGGAAGTTGTATTTTAATCCATTCACCTTTCGGAGTATAGAATGGATTTGGGGGGTCAACTAGCCCCCAATCCCATGGATCTTCATAAATATCAGCATCAGAAACAAACGTTCCGGTTATTGCATCATAACCTCTTTTTAAAGTCATATCAATATCATTGTTGAAGAGCATCTCCGAAGCCCATATTGGAGAGTCGCACCCAGCTGTACTACAAGTATTGAAAGGACCAAACAGGTTGGATGGATAGTTTTGTAAAATAGTTGGAAATGAATAACTGCTAGCCTCGGTGATATACTCGAGTCCATCATTGTCATGTGCCTTAAACGCCTTATATTTTTTTGTGTCAGAGTCAGCTTGGTCAGCTTCATCGGGTTCCCAGAGCATGTTCACGGGGGGGTTTTGAATGGAAATCTTATCTTCATAATCTCTCACAATCAACCATTGTTTTGATGTTCCCGCTCGTGTTTGAATGATTTGAAGAAGGCGATTGTTAAACATGTCCACCTTCGCCATTCTTCCCATGTAACTTGTTGATCCAATTGCTTCAACTCCACGGTTTTCATTTATTAACCCATTAAGTTTCATAAAGTTGTGAGTATGAGAAAAATCTATCGCTGTCAGTACAACATCGTCGTAAACACTGGGAGTTATGTTATAAATTTTGCTGCTTTTAATAATTTTAATTGCGAAAAGCTCGTCTGCATCGACACCGTAGATGTGGGGGTCAAATGCTTCTAATGCATTTGTATGTTCTGACGTTAATTTCACGATTCTTATTTCGTAATCCGTTACATTATCTGTATCTAACCACCGCGTTAGCGGTATCTCAAAGGTTTGATTAACGCAGTCGCCGACAGACTCCACGTCTCTAATTAACTCCGGTGGGTTGTCACCACAGAAGAAGTTAAATGTTACAATTGTCGCGGACCAGGAATTATATTCCAGGTATCGACCCACTGAGTCCACCACGTTGCCTCGAAACCTGTTGTAAACTAGCGACGGTGCCTCTACAATGATAAATTCATTATAAAAATCGGTAATGCGTAAATTAATACCATTTAGTATGGAGGCGTTGGATGTGACCCTCGTGGCTTGTAAAACAGATGGAAGCTCATCATTAGTCAAGCCGTCAATCCGAAGAAATTTGGCATTCTTGAATTCTACGAATTTACTTGTGACAAACCCAGGATTCTGTTGCAACTTTTCAGTCGTTTCTCCATCTTCGTTTACAATCCACGTTTCTTGTGCGTCAGCGTCAGTCTCTTCTCTTTCGTATCTTACCACTCTAATTGCAAATTTGTTTGCAGTTTCTACGCTAAATCGCGGTAGCAAAGTATCGCTATCAACTGCTTCGACGTCTCCACCGTAAAAGTGTCGATCAACCAATTTGTAAATCATTATTTCAAAAGTAACCTTTGGAATCACTGGTTGCGGAGGCGTGGGTGCCTTTTTGAAAACTTCATCATACTCGTTAGCGTGAAGCCAGGGTGCCATTAGTAAATCCATCATTACCCCGTGGGTCCACTTGTATGGCGGTCTAGTGTACTTTGGGTGGAGATGAGCTTTGTTCCAACCTGGGTGTACCCTGTAGAGGAGAAAGGTAAGATCATAATCCTCGCAGGGGTCGTCGTCATTATCATATGACGAGTCGTCACTACCGAATGTCTGGTCAGTGCCATTTGTGAGTAGTTTTTGAGTTGGAATTGGAGGATAAGGAGTTGGGGGGCTAATAATTAAAGGTGGCATTTCCTCTGGCACCACCGTCTCCTTTTCTAAAGTCTCGTAAAGACTCTCGTCACCAGCGTCGCAATGTAACCTGACTATCAAAATACTAGCTTGTGTGTTTTTAGTACTGTTATATATTGAGAAGTTTCCTGCGCCGTTCAGGAAGTTACCCCTAAACGTGTTATGTAAGTGTCTATCTGTTTCAATTGTTAATGATTGACCACTCCTTTCAACAATTGCAAACCAGCGATCATTCAAGCCAGAAACGTAGGTATTGGTGTCGTCAATTAAATTACTGAGCATTATACGTTTGTGGTTTGTGAAACCAAGTATGCTTTCCAAGTCTCGTGTTACTTCAGTATCGTCTCCATTGGACTTATAGTTGTCAAACTGGATATTAAACAAGCACCGAGTTTCGTCGATAATTTTCACAATTGAAACATCGTAGCGATCTAATTCGTCAAGTTGTCCAAACTCTGAAGACATTATAAGAGGAAGATGGTGTTCTTGATTAACGCATTCACACTCAGACTCCGAGTTATTAAACTCCGCACAACTTGGACTTGGATCAGGATCAGCCTCGCAAGTGAACTCTATTTGCAGATCAGTTTTTTCGCGTGACCAATAGAGTTGGCGAGTAATCAGCGCCAGAGGAGGATTTTCCGTGGGGTAAAACCCACCTAAAATACTTGGGTTTACCGATTTAAACCAATCGTACCACAAGGTGTCTACAAACGAATGGTATATTGCCGGTGGGGCTCTAACAAATATCCAACCGTTTTTTCTTAAAACTATAGGGAGACAAATGTTGTTCAACGTGGAGCTTACTTCCTTGTCAACCAAATATTTTAGGCGAATGTGCGTGTGACCCCCGTAACGCCACAAAATTTCTAAGTATTCTAATCTAGTCTCCGACGCTATAGCAGCCGCCAATTGGAAATCCAACCCATTTTCATTGTTGTTTTCTGGAAGCTCTGGGGGGTCTGCAATTTTAATGCAGTCCTCTGATTTGACATATTTGTATAGTCGAATCTTAAGCAGATATTGTGGCTCTAATTCAATCATGGGAATTTTTTGAATGGCTAACTCGTAGTAATTTTCTTGATTGTTTCCTAAATTCACTCTGTGTGTTATGTTATTAGCACAAAGCGGGTAAACGACTTGGTACATGTCTGCCATGTTTCGTCGTCCGCAATTGTTCAATAAAACGTCGGTGCCGCAAAATCCATCGGCTTCGCAGTAGTCACCAATTTTTAAACCAGGTGTTGAACAGTTTGCAATGTCTAGGTCGTCTGCGTCCCAATCGGCACACACAGCTTCGTCTACTGGTTGCAATTGAGGACATAGATTGTCCGAGTCGGATTCCCCGGCGGGGACGTAGTCATAAACGTCGGAATCTTTGCAGAAAAACTTTACAGATAACTTCGCTTTATTCCACGAATTGTATGTAGAAAACTCACCATTTTGAATTACGTTACCTTGAAACATGCAGTACTTGGAAGCTGGAACTTCTACAATCAACCATTCGCGATGTTTATCAATTATGGGCATGGTCAATTTGTTAAATATTTCTACGTTACATACTTTTTTGAAATCAAGAAATTGATCATTAACCAAACCATTTATGCAAATGTGTGTGTGAGCGCCGCCCGTATCCGAGGAGAAATACCCAAATTCCCCCGGCAAATCTTCGTGATCCCGCACCAACTCAACGTTTGGTGAGTCTTGGTCAGTTTTTATGTATCTATAGAATCCTATGCTAACTACGTAATCTTCAGGGTAACCTTTTGTGATAGGATAATCTCCTGGGTAACCTTTGTTAATAACTATCTCGTTGTACACCTTGCCCATCGGGTGTCCGCGGTCCCACCAACGAAGCCAATTACATAGAGTAAACCTGCTTTCCACATCCCTACAAACCGAATCCGTAACCGAATCCATAACCGAATCTTCATCATTATCCGTAACCGAATCTTCATCATTATCCGTAACCGAATCATTATCATCTTCATAAGCGGTCGTCGCAAACGAAATCCTTGAGCAGGACCTTGGACGAGAGACGCGGCTACGGGCAGTGTTTACAGCTTCGGTGTTTACATTTGGTTTTTCGCAGAAAAACTCCATTGTCACATTAAGTCCAGAAGGTCCAGAAGAGTCGCCCATCCAGTTGTGCCAGGGCGCGGGCGTCCATTTATTATTTACCATTTTCACGTTTGCTGATTCAAAGTAATTATACATAGCAGTTGGAACCTGTACATACACCAAACCTGCTCCATAACCTGTACCGTACTGAGTAGCGTGATGTCTCACCATAACAAGACGCAGTGAAAGACCATTCAGTTTGTCAAACGGTCCCACTAAACCATCAAACTTAACATATTTGTGGTAGTTTTGAGCATACCGCATATCCGTCTGGGGGTCGTTCATTAAGTTGTAATTATGACGTACAGACACGTCGATATGTCTCCAATCACTTTCGAATTGCGTTACAATAAAGGCCAATTGTGGTTCTGGAATTGAAATTGCTATTAAATTATCAGGCGGATGGTATCCTTGCTCCTGCCGTAGACGCCAACTTTCTACCTTTTCTATCTCTAAACGATGCAAAGGTTTCCAAGGAGTGAAATAACCCTTGGCAAAATCCTTTGGATGTGGAGGGGCGGAGGAATCATAATCTTCATCAGTTCTGACGTAAAAAGACCCTCGCCAGAAAACAACAGTATTTGCCGGATAATCGCCTTCAGTATACACTCCCACCATGTAAGAGCGGTCAAATGCTTCTCCATGAAAGTAGGGATAATTTTCTGGGGTTAAGTCCTCGAATTCTGGAGGTAGTCTGTGTGAATCTCCATCTTGAAAATACTTGTAACTTATATTACTCGGATATGACCTAAATTCCATACGTACATTACAATCTTCCGAAGGAGTATCTACGGGTTCTGGGTAGAACGGCGCTTCTTCACAGACTAACTCCACCTCAAACCTTAAATTTTCTTCCCAAGAAGTGTAAACTAAATATTCATTGGGGGTTCGTTTTAGTTTGTCAAAAGACATGCTTTGTGCATTATCGGGACGAGTATCCAAAGAGAATTCGTAGATGTTATTCGTCAAGTCTAGGCCCCACTCGGTCTGCCAGCCGAAAACATCACTCGTAGATATAAGGCCGTAAACATCATTCGTGGATGTTAAATTCCCCCTAAACATGTCATACATCCATTCCGTTACCTCTACTATGGCCCATTGAACATTGTTAGTTTCTTGAATTTCTTTAATTGGCAGTGTTACGCCGTTTAAATGAGAAATGTACGGAAAAATTGTATTTTTTGAAAAATTATCACGATCACTCAAACCAAAAAGCCTGATGCTTTTATACTTACTGAAATTAAAATAGCTAAAGTAGTTGCGTTGAATATAGGGATCACGCATTTCCCCTTGTTTCTCTTCTTCGTAACCCTCTTCTTCGTGTGTCTCCTTTTCCGCTATCATAATAGCAATCGCCAAGAGATGACCCTGAAACCGAGCAGGATACTCCAAATTGAAAAAGTCAGTAATATTGGATGGGCTATTTAGAGTAACTTCCCTGGGAGATTTAAACTTTCCAATAACAACCGTGTGACAAGCAAAATTTCCCAGCGAAACTTCCGTAAACCATGGTCGGAGAGGAATGTTTTTCCTCACATAAACACATTCCTGTGAATCTACAATCACCTTATCCTGATCAGGGTGTTGGCAAAGTAACTTTAGGGTGATTGACGTAGTATCATAAGTCCTGTAGACTTTATGCCCAAAGTTTTTGATTTCTTCTTGTAGTTGTGGGTATTCATATCCAATGTTTCCCTCAAAACAGTCCCAAATACCACGATCCACCTCAAAAACAACCGTATCCCTTCGGGGTTGAGGATTAATAATCTTGAAAGTGCGGCCGTTTAGCATGGATACGTGTGCTTGGATATTCCATTCTGCGTGTCTATCATCGATCAATCCATCAAGCTGCAACCATTCTTTGTTCTCAGTATTAAAGAATTCATATCCTGTCTCGTCATCTAGGCCATACCCTCTATAATGTCTATAGCTAACCTGGATTTCAAGGGTAAACTTTGGCTTACCTGAAAACGGCACATCTGTCGGCGGCATGTCACTCCTCTTAATATAGAGGTTATAAGTACTACCATAGCGTATATCGTTAACCACCCGGGAGTTAACAACATGCCTGTAATTATCAACAGGATATGTTGTGATGAGGTCGTCTGTACACTCGTCATCATCATCATCATCGTCCGGTGCGTCATTGTCCGGCGTGCACGGTAAGCATTTTAAGCGCAAATCTATAAGAGTTTCACTAAAAGAGGAGTACCAATTACCGTTTAAACCCGGGACGTTTCCGCGTAAATCTTCGTAAATGGATCTGTCAACTTCCACGATGACCCAATGATGAGTTCTAGAGTCGGTTTCATCCCTAAAGTCACCTACCTCTGGAATAGGAGGATCTTGTCGTACATTGTATGATACCTTTACCTTTGGATTATAAAACCCTACTATTTTCATCGGAAGGTGGTTAAGTATGCTTACGTTGGCACGCTGGATATTGCTGGAAATGTACTCCGGTTCCCGAAGATCATTTATGCGCTCCGCTGGCGTGTGCCCCTCACCAGGACCAACCGCCGAGTACGTCGAATTTGGATTGAATTGCTCTCCAACTTCGGTTCGGGCATCGAAATAATTTTGCCAATGTTCTTCTGGGATAAAGTCATCAACCAAATTATCAAGTACCATGCATTTATAGGCATCCTTGAATTCAGTTCCATATAGTCCAGTATTCCCTATTTTTGACCCCTGTCCAAGTTCCATAGTACCACGCAACCAGCCGGTATGCAAATCTAACTCCTCCCCGGTCCCTAAAAACGAAACTATCGAGTTAAACATTTGCTGTTGAATATTTCCCATATGAGTAACGTGTGGGCCACCTTCAAAAGCGATATTTCCCGTTACATATTGTTGAGCTAATCTTTCTCTTGAGCTCTGTGCAAACACTTTGTCTTCGTAGAAACGCCGAAAGATTCCAGCATCAAATTTAGTTACTTTTATAGCCAATAATTCCTTACCTTCGCTTGGATTTGGAATGTTTTCCATCCACTGTTTCACATTCGTCTCCTCTAAGAAGTACTCGGCTAGGTTAGGAGGGATTGCCTCGTTTGCAGCCTTTTCAAATCGAGCTCTTCTTTCTTTCGCAGTCTCCTTATATCGTTGGCGCGTTTGGTTGTTGGGGTCAAAGTTTACATAACGGTCTAATTGTTGTCCATATAAATTGCCCAAACCATGTTGGCCGTATGGTTCTTCTTCTATAATCGTTTCATCTGGAAGACACACTCCCCATCTACACAAGTCTTGTACGGGAAGACCATGTCGATAAGCAATACTTTGATAGATTTCGTAAAAAGCTTCCTCTTGGTTGCTCATAACGTCCCCATGATAACGTTGCCAGAATTCTTGTATACTTCCTATTTGAGCACCCACGGGGGCGGCATTTATGGCAGCATTTGCTTCGTTTATGTCACGACCAATATCTATCCCCTCGAGATTCATTAATGCGGCTCTTGCCTCAGCCCACCTTGAATGGATGTCTGTGTTATTTCTTCGATATTCTTGGGCCATGTCGCACAAACCTCTCAATTTTACGATTTCTATTCCAAAGTCAAAGTTTTCCTCGTGCATATCTTTGAAGCCATCCGGATGAGCAAAATCATACCACTTTTCTTGGTCACTCAATTGCTGGAGGGCGGCAAGACCAATATACTCAAAAACCTCTTCCCCAGTAAATACAATTCTTTCTATCTCTAGTATATTCGGGGCATGCTCCTCCGTCTCATACCCGACCAATGCTGTGACGACTATTGCAAAATGATCGTAACCTTCTGGTCTCGTTTCCACTTCAGCCATCTTGAACATGACATTATTTGTATTCGTTTTGTCTAATATCTCATCCCAGAGGATATTATCATTGCTACCGTATATTTTAAAATTCATTGGTGACGACCTTGGTTCTGGTTCACCATCCGGATGAGTGGGTACTGTTATTGTAACTTTACTAAGAATTATTCGTTGAGGTAATTGTATTTTGATCCACTCGCCAAGCGCAGCATTTGGTGCCAACCGCTCTCGTTGTGTGTCTTCGTCTTCTTGGTATCTGTAGATATCCGGAGCATCTTCTGGTTGTTGTTTAAATACTGGATCTTCAGAATCGTCTTGGTTGGACCAATAAGTGAAATCATCATCATCAAATGCATTGAAAGCCTCGGCAGAGTTTTTGCTTGCCGAAACGTAACCCGTTCCTAATTCATCGTATAAAGGATAATCTTTCGTGTCACCAGTTCCTTCTTCAGCAAAATCGGGCATGGCATATGACGGAGGAAGTTGGCGGTCTGCTTCTAACCAATCATGGTAGTACTGATAGCCTATTTCTTGCTCCATAAACTCCTCGAGTTCCATATTTTGTTGGAAAAAACCAGTAATTGGTACATTCCTCTGTGCATTATTGTAAATGTTTAAAACCGAGTCCTTATGTCTTAACCACCACACCCTCAGGCGTAGAGTATATTTAACATCATAGCATGTCAGGTCAGATTGTGACATGAGTCGAGTGGGCACCACATCCATATTAGTCGTATTGGGCCGTGGTCCTCGACGCCGTGCACGCGCCGTGGTGGGTTCCACCTCCATATCTGTCGATGTCGAGGGGCATTCAAATTTCAACGTAATTGAATAATCATCGTCCTCGTGTGTATTAAATTCTATTCTTTCGCTATCCACAAACGGTGGATAATAGGTGACCTCTTGCGTGTTTTTATTTACGTATACAAATCTACCGTTAACGTCCGTCATAGTTATCCATTGTCCCTCGGTTCTTTGTACTTGGGTCAAGGGGTCTATTGTATTGGTAAACGTATTGGGAAATCCCATAAATTCACCATCATATGGAGGTCTTGGCAAGTTGGTTGGCCAACCTAATCTATTTGGAGGATACCTCCACGGATCGGTGTACATGAAAGGAGTGTTAGAATCTCCCGCCGGTTCTGTTTCGTAGTAATTCCGAACAACCCCAGTGATGAAAGTTGACCTGTGATAAAGCATTGGGGATAGCTGTGTACGAAATCGCCTGTCAACTCCCGCGATATCATTAACAATTCCTTGAACGGGTTTATTTTTTAATTCTAAATCCCGCGCAATTTTAAGGCCGTCCTTTTCATACTCCGCCTCCTGGCGCTTCTTTTCTGCAACATACTCCTTGATACCTAAACAATGCTGACTGACCGCACATGTTATCCCCTCTTGGCGCTTAGTACCTATACTTTGTATATTAAATACTCGGATAAAAGGAGGACTGTATCTCCACTGTATCTTCTCGGATAAAGTAAGAGGACTTAGTACACCACCCCTTGTTACCTCTGGGGAATCATACCTATACCGATCATTATACAACTCAAACTCTGCCTCCCCATCATCAAGAATTTGAAAATTTATTATTTGAAATTCTTGACCATTAAATAACTTTTTGTTGTCCCCGTCCTTTATTATTACCTTTGTTCCACGTTGAAGCTCGGGATATATCATTGCTGGATCTTCCAAATTAACTGGATAGTCAGGATGATGTACACCATCATCTTCATCTTCGGTTTGCTCATACCAATGTCTACATTTAAATTTGAAAGTGTGATTACCAAAGTAATTCTTTTCAATTAGTGTCCACTCATCTTCTTCGAAAGACCCTTCTGTTGTCAAATCAACTTCATTCTTTTCGTACAAATCGTAGAGCCACACCGGTCCGTCTAATTTTTGTCTTTGTTTTAATACTCGAGCCGATTGCATGTAAACCAAATCAGGATCCCAAACATCATATTCTTTTTCTTCTACACGAATTTCCCTGGAATCGTCTGCATTTCTATATTGCCTAAACCGATCTCCACTCGCATACCATTGAAAAGACCTGAGGTTGTAGGTTAACCTTTGTGGTGGTGTACGCTCATTTGTTGTACCAGAGCGAAAATCAAACGCTCTCGCAAATTGTGTAGAGTAAGGGTTGCTTTGAATGGTTGTGTTAAAATTCCACGGAATTATTACCCTGTCTCTTCTTGTGTCAAGACTAGCAAGTACGTCTTTAAATGTCATGCCCTTTTCCAATTCCTCATTTAAATATGTAAAATCAATTGGATCAATTTCATCAAGTTCATCATCATCAATTTCATCATCCGTAAGGCCTTGGTCCTTACCTTGGTCCAACTTGAAGGCACGACGCATTTCCCGAAAAGAACTCCATAGGGGCATATTAAGGTTTGGTTTCTGGAAGTATTTCCACTCTGACTCGTTAAAATTTAACTCGGGTTCTTTGATAATAAACCACTCTATAGTTGATTGGTCTTCGGGTCTCACAATCAACCAGGGACACTCCGAATCCGCTTGCGCAGATTTTTGAATTATATCAAGAATTCTCAATTTTTTACCGCTTAATCGTTCGAGCAGTCCGGGGGGTCCGGGGGACGAGTCGTCGGCAGAAATCGTGAGAAATTTAAAGCCTTGGTCCAACTTAATATCTCTGTCTGCGACATCGTATACTGGGGTAAAGAAATCATCGCCGGGAAACTTTTTGTATTTATTTACACGTATGGCAAAGGCTGACATAGGATAAATATTTTCATTTGCATAACCCGACTTCATATAAGGCGTCACGTCGTATCTATCATTAAGACCACTAAACCAAGGTTCCTCCAAGTTTATTTGATCGGCGAAAGCATATTGCCATCGTTGTTGTAGAAACTTTAAAGAGTAATGCTTTTCTATTTGAGCTGGCATTTTCCCCATTTGCATTTTTAAAATTGTTAAATCAAAATACTGATTGGGAGCAGTTTGTTCATCACCCAAGGACGAATTTTGAGAATTCATCACATTCCAGTTGAGTTTAGATTCGTATATCTCGCCGCCTTCGCACCCTTTTAGCGGAGCTTCATCATCCACTTCCATAGCGCCATCCATAGCGTCATCCCTCTTGACCAGAAGGTCAACTTCAATGGATTTTGTTTTGTATAAACCACCGAGAAGGTTTAACGGCACAAAACCAGAAAATTCAGCATCATTGCGTCTAACAATTTCCATGACAGATTGTCCTCTAACATTATACCCGGTAGTCTCTAGAAAAACGTTTTCTGCTTGGCTAAGTGTCTTGTATCTTTGCGTTCTAGTTTCTACCCAGCCAGAGTCCGTATAGTCTCCGTTTTGATCATAACAGGTTCCAGCCTTGTCGCCTCCAATAATCGCCAAATCTTCGTAGTCTTTCAGTGTTTTAAAGAAGCTACGACTAAGTGTAGTAGTAGTAGTATGATGTTTGGGATCCTGATTAGGAATATCCGGATCGGTAGGGAGACCAAACCTGTGACGCATCCCATTCCTAACTAACTCACATTTCACTAATCCATTTGACTGTTGTGCGTTGAAATAGCAAAGGTTGTACCCACAGGTACGACAACCTATGGGGTACCTTCGACCTAGTGCGACCCCCGATTGATTCCCCGCAATGCCATCGCCTGTATATCCCAAAAGTGTCGTGTCAGGTTTTCGGCATCTGTCAATTATACAAGCTCTGTGGAAAACATTATTAGAGCTTTTTGGTATTTCCTGAGTGTAGCAAAAACCTATCACGGAATCAGAATCGCTGTCCACAATATCATCCAGAATTTCTGGCGCTAGGTCTACGCCAACTAATTGAAACGTTTTTTTACTACCGTCAGGTACGTTTATTTCAAAACTTTTTTTGTTTAAGAAACCATATAAAGCAGGATAATCCGGATCAATTTCAATCGTAACAAACGAGCCATTTTCAAAGTTGTGTTCTCTTTGACATATTATTGATTGGTCGTCGGGGGCAATATCTTTAATTCGTACCTTAACTCTATGAGCATCAAAGTTGGGGCACACGACAACTCCTAACCCAGGCCCAGGGAATTCGGTTTCATGCAAGGAGAGTCCGCCAAGTGGTTTTTGGCAGAACACACATACATCCTGTTTGGTTGTTTCAGGAATGTCACTTTGTGGTCGAAATGGTACTCTCCTTAAGTCCACCTTACACTCAAATCCCCCGTCGATTACTGTAGCCATATATTCCCCGTCGATTAAATTGCTATCATTTGGAAACCTCATGTACACGGGATACCTTTTTTGGTTGTCTGCATTGTCAACAAATTTCCAAAATTCAGCTTCCAAATCGTCGCATCTTTCTCTCTCTGTCGGCAAAGTAACAACAATGCGGACGGGTTCTAGATCCGTCTGCGCGTCGATGTCATCCGAATCTACAGCTTGGAGATATGCATTATAGTTCACATCATTAATTTCATATCGTCCCTCGAAATAGTCGTCGTGAAAGTCTTTCGACCATATCCGCGTTCCACCTCCTGTATGTCTAGAAGCTAATGGACTTTGAGCCGGAAGTGGTAACCAATATTTTCTATTTTCAAACATGCGAAGAGAACGGCGCAGACTGCTGCCTTGCAATTCTTCTATGTCTCCGTAACTTTTGTACGAGGTTTCTTGAAAGTCGTTGCGCTGATTGGGGTTTAGTATTTCTATCTGATCAATCGAAAGACTATTAAACATAGTTGTTTGGGGTGCCACAACACGAACTGGTGAATTTACTGCTCCTCCGCCTTCATATGGAGGCGGCTCAAACATTATATCGCCGTAGTTGTCGCCGAGCTCTATGTTTCTCCAATATTTGTCCATCCAATTAGCGCCAGCGTTCCATTCTTCAATATACTCCCACACGGGCGGTACTTCATACCTACCTTTTGTATTTTCTAAATAAAAGGTTGTGTAGCTCCACACCCTACCACCTCGCAGTGCCTTTAGTAAGGCGATTGTTTGAGTACTGTCTTGGTTGTAATAGTTATTGTCCTCCCCGTCGTTCATTGGATGCCAAGGGATTAACCCTTCAGTTTCCCAGTCATTATTTTTACATAATATGAACCTATCAGGATATCCTCGTATAGCTTTGACTCGAAATATATTATTACCGGAAATTGATCCTCCTAAATGGACTCCATCTACCATCCTTGGAAGCATCTGCGGAAAGTGTGGGGTATCATCTCTTCGAGCATCTCTTCGAGCATTCCAGTCTGTATGCTTCTCCAGAAACACTCTTTCACCATCCTCGAATCCATGATGTATCTGCTCCCCGTTCTGTGTACACTTGACTATTAGAGGTTGTCGTCCGGCATCCTCGTTAAGGGGATGGAACACAGGCTCAGGATCCATATCCTCATCATCATCATCATCATCATCATATTGCCACTGTTCTATATTTGAAGAAAAATCTACAACATGGGGTCTTACTTGGAATTCTTTTTCATTCAAATTATTCATATTGTCCAAATTACTAAGAAACACTTTATCCCCTCCCTCCCAATTGCGGTCCAGCCTTTCACATGTAACTTTAATTAAATTATCGAAGACGTCGTTAGAATATCCATCTATGTTTTTTACCTCAATTTTAACAATCTCTCCACAAAATGCCGACAAATTGGTTTTCTTTAACAATGAACGAACATCAAGCGGCTGCCCTTGGCCTGAAAATCCGGTTGCTACCATCGCCGCCTGAGGAACATCCTGCGCATAACGATAGTAGTCCTCTTCTTCCTCCCACTTAAATCCTAGACGATCCTTCATTAAATTAACATTCCGCAGATCTTCATATTCGTCAAACGGGATGTCGTCACCTTTTTCCAGAAAGTTAATTCCTAAATAAGTGGTTTTTACGCGGCCTTCTTCGTCAATCCCTCTCTTAAGCTTTTCTGCATCCAAGTGGATTTCCAAATAAGGCTTGAAGGGGTGAGGATGATTTGGATCCAAGTCTTCAGGAATCGAATCCCCTTGCCAAGGGATTGCTTTAAAAATCACGGGTAACATCTCTTTAGTGTAGCAATAACCTATTATATCGTCCCCAAAATCCTGAATATCTTCAAACCAATTATGTACAGAGTGGTCTAGATCTACGTCAGCTAATTGAAACGTTTTGGTACCTAACACGTTTATTTTAAAACTTTTTTTGTTTAAGAATTCATGTAAAGCTTCGTTGCTTTCAGGATACTCCGGAATTTCAATCGTAACCAACGAGCCATTTTCAAAGTTGTGTGGTTGATCACATGTTATTGAATGTGTCGTCATGGCGAGTGCGTAATCAATCTCACGAATTTGTATCTTAAAATTAAATTCGTTGTCAATTTTACCAGCAATTATTTGATTAATTCCCTCTGCCCGGTCCTCTCCAATAACTAGACCATCTAAAGTATACGCTAAATGGGGAGGGGCCTGAACGTAGATGTCTCGCACAACCGGTGGCGCTTCACTTTCACTACTAGGACCCCCTGCGGTAAATTTAAGCAAATTGTTTTCGTTGTTTAACGGGACAAAATTGGGATATTCAATTGTTGGAGAATCCCTGTCGTCGGTAAATTGTGTTTGCTGCTGCGTCTTTAACGGAGGCCTATTCATCCTCCCTGGCCAATCTGCATTTCTGTGGGACTGCATTTGATTTTCAACTGGCCATGTCTCCATGTTAGGGTTATCACTCACTCTTACATATTCGTAAACGCGATTCCTTCTACCAGGATCTACCACGGATACGACGTCGCCTGCTTGGTATATCACGCCATCCGAATATTTTCCCCTGAATTTTAATCTACGCTCTCTGGAAAATCTTTCCCTATATACTTTGTTTTCCTTTTCATCCTGCCTGCTTAAAACATCGTTCACCACCCTTAATTTTTTATAGTCGCTATCAAGCTCGGGGCGAGGGACTTGAAGATTACTGCGGTTCCAAACTTTAACATAATACAAATCATTACTCTCGTTGTTTGGTGTATAATCAGGCTTACCGTGGGTCTGATTCATATTTAGTGAAGATATACCTATTGAGAAGTTTTGCCACTCCTCCGGTATATCTTGCTGCTCCTCCTTTACATCATTAATTACCCATTGATATTTACGAGTGTAATTGTATATAATTAACCTCGCGGTATTAGTTTTGGCGTATCTCATGCCGTTTGCTCGACTTGAATCCAGCTGAATTGTTTCTTGACCCATTTTAAAGTACGCCGTATACGTGGCATACGTGGCCCCGTCGGAATCGTCGACATGATGATTAATACTACCAATAGAAAAAGTAACTTCCTCATCATAGGATGTCGAGCTGCCAATCCACACGCTGTCCCTTGATATGTCCGTTGATATGTCCGTTTCCTCCTCCGGAACAAAACGATGAGCAAATTCTATAGTTGTGTCTAGACCATTACCAAGATTCCACACACTATCAAGATTCCACACACGAGACTCCCCTGCAATTACTCCTCCTACATCCCAGTTAAAATCCGCATCTTCCTCTCCACCATCATAATCAGCATCATAAATCCATTCCTCCTTCCAATCAAAGAAGTCGTCAAGGACTTCACCAAAATACATCCAAACGACCTCTCCGTCGTCTTGCCACCCAAAAAGCTCATAACTGTCGGGGGTCTGAAACTGGCTTGATGAAGCAGTTTCACCTTCTTCAATACAGTAAAACAGGCATTTGTCGTGAATAATCTTCTGGCCAATTTGATATAATTGCCCCGGGTACCATTTAAGTATATAGGGAAAGAGGTTAAGTTCTTTAATGTGTTCTTCTAAATGTTTTAAAGTAACTTTCACAGGAACATTAACTTCCGAGGTTTCAAACGTGAGATCATTGGAATTAAGAATCTTATCATCGATGTCACCACCCACACATCGAAGCGTTTTATCGATGACCTCGTTGCATAACAGCCGCGCTTTTATAGAATCGTAGGCCGAGGTGAAGACCCCTCTCCAACCTACTTCTTCAAGTAGTGAATGAACAATGTTTACCATAACTTGACACTTAAACACCTGTAAGTATTTCACGCCAGAACGTTTCCGCCACGCAGTGTTGATAATTGTATCCTCATCATATTTTAAAGTTGCGATAAATTCTTCCGATTTGGTGTATTGTTCACAATCATTTAAGCCTGGATATTTTTCGACGACGTCGAGATTATTCTCGGGATACCACAGGCTATCCTGGCTATAAGTTATATATTCTCCATCGGTCCAAAGTTTTTCTGAAAGATTTTCATCGTCCCTAATTCTCTTAGAGCCTTTATCCACCTCAAACCAAAACCACGTAAGACCATCGTCTTCATCACCATCGTCGTCTGCAGCCGCCGCATCGTCAATCAAATCATTCTTTATAGCTGTTATAACATTATCAGGTACATCACCTAGTACACCATCTGCATCATACACGAGGTACGTCTTACTTTCCAGATACTGCTGGTCAAAACTCACTTTCAACTCAAATGGCGCGTTTGGCGCATCGGCATCGGGAAATACACGATCATTATTCAGTAGGGTTGCAAATACTACTATTTCCGAAGTCGTTTCCGAAGTCGTCGTGCTTACGTAATAAAACCGCTTTTTTGACTTGATACTAGGAATATTTAGTTTACGCAAATGATTTTGCTTAGATGGAGATTGATACTCTTGATGCGCGTGAGCGTTGGAATCGACAACGGAATAGGGATTCACTACTTGTGGACCCAAATCACCAATGTTTGCAGCCGCTCCACTATAAGATTTATTTCCGATGATACTATTATAAATCGATGGTGGAACTTCTACTACAACATAACCATCATTGGTCATCTCATCATCATCTACCCAAGAGGTGCTGTATATCCTAGTACCCAGATAATGTCTACCAATTACCTCACCTCTTCCTTGCAGCACAGGGTTTTTTATTATATCTCCTTTTTCCCAGTCGCCTGGTTGCTGATTACGATACACACCGTATGCTCGAGCCGAAATCGCTGTCGCCGATACGGAGACTGGGCTCGTAACAATACGCTTGTATGAGTGCTCCTTATACATTCCTCCTTCCAATCCTTGTCGCCAATGTTCAATATATACAGGTTTCTGACTTCCCCATACCTCAAATGTCTCAACCCATTCATTTGTATCAAAATAGCATATGTCGCCGTCATCGCTTACACTTGTTATGTGAACTTGACCCTCCGAATTGATCGAGCGCAACGACCTCGCGCTCGATGACGAAAGCACTCCAGCTTGTCTCTCTACTGTAACAATCCATCTTGTTTTTACTAATCCTTCTTGTTCATACTCCTCAAAATCTTCTTCGTCCAACATTGGGAGGTCTGGGAGGCCATTTTTCTTATTGTTAACTAATTCGTCAAGTGTTTCATACCCTACTAAATAGGGAATTTTCATTGTAATACCAACGTCGATTATATTAACTTCTCTTTCCAACTCAACATATTGTTGCGGTTGTACGTTTATAATTTTAAAGAATTCCACGTCACCGTTTGGATCGGCATCGTGAGGTGCAAAGGGGTTATTTCCTATGGGACCGGGACTCGTGTGGTTCGGGCCCGGAGTGTTAGGGTCTCCCCACACTTGTTTATGGTGGTTACTCGTTACTTCGTCGCTTGAGGCACCAAACATGTAATATTTGCCTATCTCGAGACCGGCGGCGCTCGAGACCTCAAATTTGGTTGTAGAGGTATTCAGCCAATTTGGATCTTCTGGCACGTTTTGGGTCGTATATGAATTTTGATGATGAGTATCATCGCTTTTCAAATGGGGCCAATTTTCCCGAAGGGGCAAAAGTTTACACATTTCTTGTTGGTTGACGCGTAGCTTTCGGAAATCCATGATTACAGTTTGCTCGTCTTTCTGTCCCCCCCGTACAATGCGTAAAACTTGATTGTTTAATAAGCTGAGCATGTTTGGTTTTTTTACGATCCACGGAGCAATTCCTTCGGGCCACCAAGTTTCTCCGCGACTAGTAGCTGGAACGCCCGTTTCCCACACACCAGTTGCGTGCTCTAAATTTTCCAAATTGCGAAATCTGATATACTTATACGTGTAATTTTCAAGTTCCTTCGCTAAGTCATCTATTTTTATCGCTAGCAAATAATTTGGCAACCTATTTGTTCTTACTTTTTTATACTGCTGTTCTGTATAACCATTTCTGAAAGCATATTTTTTGAACATAGATTTCCATTTTTTATTTCCCATATGATACTGTCCCGCAGTCGTCACGAGGCTCGACCTCGGTGCTTCGGGGTCGCCTTCCTTTTCTCGAATTATATTCAGATAATCATAAACCTTTTTGAACGGTTCCAGGTCGTCCCACAGATTTCCAAGTTGTGCCTTCAATTCCTTCAAGTAGTTGCTTCCTGACAAGAAAGCTGACCACACTTGGTTTTCTACGCAGGAAGCGTATTGGTCGTGAAGCTTTCGAATATGTAAATTACAATCACTAGTATTTATGCCTATTTCATATGTAAGGGTCTTGTCAGAGGTTCCAGAACCTTCTTCTGATTCTGTAATGGACGCGTATGTTTGCAAGACTACGGGTTGCTTGCGGCGGTACAACTGGCGTTTTTGTTGGTGGCGTTTTTGTTGGTGGCGTTTGCGGTGGCGTTTGCGGGGTTGTTGTGGATGTCTTGTGCCAATTCGGTTGCGCATCTGGAGAGCATCTTCGGTGGCCGCGTCTTCGCTTTCAAGACTACAATACAAATCAATTGAAATATCCGTGTTTTCGTAAGACATATATTTCAAAAAGGGCGTGATCTTTTCGGCGGCTGCGACTTCAGCAACCTGTCGATGATTTCTATTCATAATTTCGGCGTTGTCATCTTTGACCTTAGAATAAATTGAACTTTCCAGTGTACTGGTAGAAATTGTTGTGAGATATTGATAGATTGCATTTTCTATTAAAGCAGGTGGGCTTGATATCCTTGTGTTTCCCTGAAACATTGTATACACATAACTTGGTACTTCTACAATTGTGTAATCAGATATATCTGGGAAGTCCGAATTCTTCACGGGCAACAGCAAATGATTTAGACACGTTCCGACGTTACATGGTTTGATCTTGAGGTCAATTATAGGCGTGTCCCACGTACTCTCCCGGGTGATTGTGTTGTAGTAATAGATTCTGGGTAATTCTTCCTCGTAGGAAATCCTTTCCTCCCAGGGGAACGGTGGCTTGGCCTGATATGGATTTTCCGGTGTGGGTGGTGCGCTATTAGTATTACTATGGTATGCCGGATGCTCGTCGTTACGTAAACCCGAAAACTTTATATATTTGTACTTCTCAAAAGTAACAAGTTCAATTGTTGAATCTTCAGTCAAGGGATAACCATGTTCACCGCTGTCAAGTTTTTGAACCACGCCACTTTTATATTTTAAAATCTTAATTTGAAGATAGTGTTTACGTGGTTGAATTTGTTTTTGACTGCCTATGAATTCATCCATATAAATTTGGGCAAATACACCCATAGGATCGTCGGCCGGCAAAATGTCAAATGGATTATTCATGGTCTGTGAAGCCTGATACTGCGCCCAAAGGCCTATTGGTTCAATTTGTATCTTGTAGTACGGAGTCCCCGAGTGGTCTGCTTGGTCCTCTTCTATTTGCTGCCGAATGTCCTTCCGCGCAATAGCCTTCGTTTTATCTTCAACAGACATGTAAGCAGGGACAGTAAGTACATTTCTAAGTGGAAGTGACAAAGTTGCATCATGACATGGTTCATTTTCACTCTCGTTTTCCAAGTTGGGATCTTCGCACAAAAACCCGACTTGCACTGGATTTCTTCCATTGGTAACACTTTTGTAAATGGAATACTCAAGTCCCCGCGTTGTGTGTTTTAGATAACTAGATAGGTAGGTGTTTCCTGTATATATTCGGGGGTTTCTTACATTTCCAGTAAAACTTTCATACACGCCCGGTGGTGGTTTCACAATGATCCATTCCGAAACATGTGATCCTTCGTTTACGTAAATAGATTTCACTATTTTTAAAGCTTTGTTGTTTAATATTGCGGCAACGTTAGGTTTAGGATATTGCGCGGTATAGTGTCCCCTGTTGGTCTCGTTAAACTCTGGATCGAGGTTTTCTTGTCGATTGGCTTCCACGATGTCGTCGCAGTCGCGGTCCGGGTCGGAGTCACCGGGGTATGAGTCCCCACGAGGGTCGGAGTTGTCATCATCGTCGTCGGCTGGTGCGGGATATCTGTAAGTAGACAAATTTATATTTCGTGGTGCTGGTGTTGAAGGCGGTGGCGGCGGCAGGCCCGATGCCCGGGTGCTAGGAAAAGGAAGCTCAGTTACGTTGCATTGAACCGAATCACAGGTTTGTTCAGGAATTTCAGGGATTTCAGATTCAGATTCTACCACTGTTTGTGGATAAAGGAACGAAACCGGGCGAATATCATCATTCAAGTCTCTGAACATAATGTGAGTGTGAAGTTCATCGGGTCCGTCGTCTTCAAGAAATACTAGCTTAAATTTTTTGTTTGTGATGCTGCTGGGATCAATTTCTAATCTTTGAACGGGACAATTTTCAAGTCGAACGGCAAGGAGACCATCTAAGTCGTATCCAAGTTCTTCTATTTCCTGGAGATGGTTGTAACCAATTCCCACGGAATCCCGTTGCAACTTTTCATCTTGTAACATCCACCTCGGAAAATGGACGCTTGACAATTTTTCAATCGTGATATGATAAATTTTGTCATTGGGGTGTCTCAGAAAAACGCGGTCTGGCAGAATTGCGGTGGGAACATTGAAATCCTTACAATACGCAGAAACCCATTTTTCGTGACAATCTAATTGAGTGGTGTCGGGGCACATAAATTTCATTTTTAATTTTTGACGTGTATTGGACCTGAATTCAAACGGACCTTCCGACGAGGGATTAACGTTTCCGATAAAGTATGTCCACGTTTCATCTTCCCGACGAATCACGTTATATTTATATTCGCTTGTCAAATCTTTTATTGCTCTCAAATAGCGAGTACCGCCGGGAAGTCTTACTTTTACCCAGTAATTAGCAATTACTGCGTTATCATAGAGTCGCTTTACGTCGTCAACCGCAACCGTGTTCACAGAATCAATAATTTGAAGCGGATAATCGTCAAACTCATGAAAGTATTCTCCAAAATTCTGACGCTGTTGCTCATTAACATCTGCATCGAAACAACACTGATTATCAATATTAAAATGATTTAATGTATGTAGAATTTTTTGCGCGTCGTGTGTCTCTGGCACGTCGACCACGAACTCAAACCACACTTCATTGTTAGCACCGTAATCATCATCGTGCTTAGATTCTTCTACACCTTGTTCATGTGATTCAACTTGTACTATTTTTATATGGTCCGTAGGCAACTCAATCGTTTTGGAAACAGCCGTTTGTAAAATGCGCTCTGCCTGTGAGGGAATTTGCATGCTCCAATCTTTCGTGTTGTCGTTAGAGTCATTTTCATGAAACTTCCTATACACCAACTTGTACGCAATTTTACCTTTAATTACATAATTCTCTTCTCTCTTGACAATTTCGAGCAATTTGTTATTCAATCCGCTTACACCCGACAAGTCCGCAGCTGCTAATATTCTCTTCATTTCCGACGTCGGATCATCCAACCCTGCCCTGTCGACATCCTCTCTAAGGGCGTCTATTCCCATATTTACAGGATCAAAAAGTTCGTCCTGCTGGGTTCTACTACCTGTCAAACCCCATTCATAAGAAGAGTCAACCAAACCCTCAAGCTGAAGATGAGTGGGACGGGAAGTTGAGGGTTGATCAAAAACTTTGTTCCAAGCTATAGACTCAATAGTCTCTTCCACCACGTATTCATCATTGGACAACAGAGACGACTCGTTGATTTTCCAACCGTGTTGTATCACGTTGATGTTAAAAACGTTAACCTCGGCATCCTTTACAATTATGATTTCTTGCATCAAATTATCGTTTATAACATGTGGAATAGGCTTTTGGTCATCGCCGTAAAGTTGAGTGTTTGCTTTCTCGTGAGCCCAATCACCAAGCTCTAACTCTACTTCCAACTCCACGCATCCCACGTCGTCCGGGCAGCAATTGTATGTTTTTCCCCAGTTTTCTTTCACTCTTTCAATATGACGCTCGGGAGAGTAGTCAGAATCCAAATCCAGCGTTTTGTTTAATTCCTTAATCAGGTTCCAATTCTTCTTTATGTAAGATATGTCATCTGGGCCAACCGGTTCTGTCATCATAACACCAGTGCGAGGATCAATTTTGCAGTCATTTATTGGACTGTACTTCCCGGGCCTTATGTCGTGCCCTGCGGTAAGAGAATCAACTAGTTCTTCAAGACCCGCATCTTCGAGACCACTTCTGCCCCTAAGTTTGTAACCATACGAATCTTCGTGATACCTGTGATACTGACACTGTTCGCTTGGCGTGGCCGTAGATTTCAGCGGTGGTGGGCGGGTGTTTGGAGAATTTATTCTGGCAGGAAGAGGAACAACTCCACCTTCTTCAAAAATTTTTTGGTATTCAAGAATTCTTTGTATAGGCGATTTATAGGCGATTAAAGAACTGTTAGCGTTGCCAGTCCAATCAGAATGCAAAAAACTGTTGATTTCATCTTCTGTTTTCTCGACCAAAAATTCGACATCAATTTTATGAGGCTCGGAGCTCTCTGTCAGTCTTTTAGTTGTATATTCCCACAAGCCATCCTCTTGTTTGTTAAGGTAAGTTTCACCTATTATGTTCAGAAAATTACGATTACTAAAATCTCGTCTTGCGTCTTGCCACCTAAGCCTGGACTCTTTAGCTGTTGAGTTCCCTCTGAAATCGTTAAAAATGGTGTCTGGTGCTTTTACAATTAACCAATCACCTATAACTTCCAAAATCTTCAAATTTACACCATTCAATATTGATACATTACATTTATGCGACGTCGGATCATCATTCCCGTAATCTCCGTCTTGTAAATTACGAAACCTGATGTATTTGTACTTGTAATGAGCGGGCATAAGCTGGGACCAGCTGGGACCGTATTGTTGGGCATAAGCTTGGGCTAGCAATGAAGCAAACGAAAAATCATACGGTCCTTTATCTTCTTCAAAACCAAACAAAATTTCCCCGAGATCTTTAAGATCATGTTTTTCGTTGTCTCCAAGACTATCTGTTGGAAAAACCGGCTCACTAGGGCTATAATGACGATTAAATAGCGATCTCCACTCTAAAGAATTCTTCTTTCCTTCTAAATACTCTTCAATTTTAGATATTTGATCAACGTTAAGGTTAGTTAATGCGGGTTCACTTGGATGAAGATTAAAAATCCTCATTAGAATGCTTCGCGCGTCTTTCCACTTATCTGAAAAATTGTCAAGCGTCGATGGGCCATCCTTTACGAGTTCAGGCGACGTACTGGGTGCATACGCGTCTATTTTGATTGCAAGTCTGTTTTCGTTGATTGCACTCGCTTTAGTGATTGCACGATTCACCATGTTTTTTTCTCCGGAGAATTCATCTACAACACCTAGTATGTCTTGTGGTATCCTGTTCATCCAAAATCTTTCATATTCGTCGCGATTTCTTTCCTTAGTTGGATCCTCCCATGACAGCTCGCTTTTCCAAGGGTTATTTTGCATTTTCATCATATTCTCTCGTAGCACAGGAAATAACTGCTTAGGAAGGAACCTTGGTGTAAAGAAAAACATATCAGGCGACGATACAGTCCACTTACACTCTTTTCGCAAAAACCCAGCCTTAAGTGATACAAAAGCGGGACACATGTTTTGACCAGGGGGAGGGCCATGTATATACAAATGCACTGCCAATAGGCTTGCCAGCATCTCGTCGACGATGCCAGTGGCAAGGGGGAGCATTCTAATAGTAGCTTCCCAACTAAGGAGCGCCTGGATTTTGTCGTCCCTAGTTAACTCTTCGCGCGTATCCCATCGGGGGTAGCGTTCCTCCAGTGGGATAAGGGCTTGATTCCCCGGCGACAGACCCCGAAGGTGAGCATCGTAATATCGACCCATTGGCTCGTACAACGCCTCGACTTCGTCCATGGTTGTCTGGCTTATTACCAGCCAATTACGAAACCGGCGACGCGTGTATCCCATCGGGGGTAGCGTTCCTCCAGTGGGATAAGGGCTTATAATACGTAACTTGCCGTTTATAAGAGGCTGCGCGCGAGAAAGGTCACTGAAATCTAGAACACTGCGACGCGCAATTCCTGTCAAATCCAGGTACCACTGCTTCAGTTCTAAGCGGGTAAGAACAAGGGTTGAGGCTGTTTTTGAAGGGTTCCACTTCTTGACTGTTCCTGTTAAAATGGTTTTGTCGTGGTCGCCATGACCTGGACTATAAAACTTAAACTCTACCTCTTCGCCTTCTTGAAATTGTGATTCTAATCTTGTATTAAAACGTGTAATCAAGTTTTCAGACACGTCCGGGTCAAGGTGATTCCAAAATTCGTCATCGGGACAAAGCAGATGATAAAGAACTTCCATATCTTGAGTAATTTGCAGTTCCTCCGAATCCCCAAGCTCCATATGCAGTTCTTCAAATGGCGTTAGCAAAATTTCTTCAATCTCTTCGTGTACATGAAATGCATAAGTATCTCTCTCGGACTCCGCAGGTTCCCACAGTGTCCCGTCGGGAAGAAGAAATTCTGCAGGTTTTTCAACAACAAGCAGTTGACGATCAACATCCCAGAACTTGATCTGTGCTCTCATGCCAGAGTCCTTACCTAGAATCCAATGACCAACCACAAACTCTCTGGTGTAATTGTTCCTGTTCGGCGTTCCGTAGGGTACGCTAAAATCGGGTGCATTTACACGCCGGTTTGTAGTTACGTAAATATCAAGTCTGTTGGGATCATTAACAAATTCAAAAATTTCTTCCTCTAGCCCACCCCCTCCATAGTTTCTGTTTCTTGTATTCCGGCGAATTACTTCCGATAAAATGTCTGTGGGGTTTGTTGGCCAAGATATTTTCACAGGATCTTTTGGCCAAGGATAATAAGGATTTGGTTTCTCGTCGAAATCCTCTTTTGTTGTCCTGTGGAAGTAGTATGAATCCCCCGTTGTTGACAAAGGGTGTGCCAGAGTCCACGGATCTGTGTCGCCAAACTTTTCTTTACTCCCAATGGTTATTTCGTATTCTCCCTCTTCAAATGTTTGTTTTGCAATACTCCCCTGCGGAAAAGTAATGCGCATTGTATATTTACGACCCGGTTTGTATTTAGGACCTCTATCCCTCGGGTTTATGTCACGCAAGTTTGCACCCATTACATCAGCTATTTTTTTCGCAGTTGAATGTACTAGGATATATTGTCGGTTTTCATCAAATTCCCCCGCCTCGGCATCTTCTGGTCCACAAGATTCGAATCGAAACTTATCACTGTAAACTGCATCGCCTAAAAAAGCGTTTTCACTCACCCCACGTGTGTTTAACCAACTAGGCGCGTTGAAAGGCAGGTAAGCCTCTTTAAACTTTTTGGTAATTGTAATGTTATAATAGATTGGCCAGTTTTCGGGTGGTCGTACGCTTTGATAGAGTAGTGGCATGCCCGGCGCCCGCGATATATGAGGCTTCATTATATATAGCACAATTCTGGCCGCCATTGCTTCCTTATAAAACGGATTTTGTTCCAACGTGTCATGCCATTCTGAATCTTCATATTCAACGTTTTTAAATTCACCCCATGTATTTGTAAAACGTGTGTTTCTGATATTTTCAAAAGTAAGACCAGAATATTGCTCGTTCCACACAGAATACCATGTAGAATTCGGTGCCGGTTCCGTCGCCGCGTGTAAGAGTGGGTGTTTTTCTTTCATGTGTGTTTTCGCTTCTTCAATTCCACAACAAGGAAACGTGAACCGAATCTTGTTTTCGCCGGTGGGCGTTGGTGGCGCCGCAGGGGCCGGCGTCGGCGCATCCGGAATTCCGTCGTTCAAATCTATGTCTGGATCTACAACGCAATATTCTACGGGGTTTCCATCGTCGTCGATTTTGGAAATTTGACAAACAAATTCCACATCGTCGTCGTCCATGCTGATGCTGTTATTATCTTAAAAAACAAAAAAAAATCAGAAGTACAACTTATGGTGCTCTATGGATGATAATTTAAAAAGTTCCTAACAGATGAGAATATTTTGTTCACGTAAAAAGCATCCCATAACTCAAACTCGTGTAAAAGTCCCCATGATTTGGAAGATATGTCTGGTCCAAATGAAAAAGAACTTTTGCTTTACATCCACAAACATTTTAGACTTTTTAGAACAGAAGGGCGATTTGAATTTGACCGACTACAAAATTGTAAGTGTTATGAGATACATAAAGGCAAAAGATTCGGGAATTCCAATATGTAGGCTTAGTTACTATGTCTTTACACGCTTCCCCCGTTTATCCCGCGAAGCCTCCGATTCTAGAAAAACGTCACGAAACGTTTGCATTACAGCTTCGGGAAGGAAGGCTCGATAGGCGTTCCAATCCGCCTTTGAAGCCTCAATTTTATCAAACTCTAAAATCTGTCTCTTAAGAGAACTTTCGTCGTTGTAGTATAGGCCTAAATTTCCAAGGGTGTCCAAATGAAACCTGTCTCTCACCCTGGGGGTGTTTTGAGTCAAGATAGGTTTGTTCATAACGCTAAATTCTGCAATGGCTAAACCAAACGTTTCCCCAACCACCCTGGCGTGAATCATGGCATCGCAAGTTCGGATGAATGTGCTCTTCTCGTCTTCGTTTATTATCTTATCAAGATGAATGAGGTTTGGATATGCGTCACAGAACCTTCTCGTGTTTACTAGCAGAAAGTATATGTTTGGGTGATTTTGCACAACTTCTTCAACTACTTTCTTGGCGTATCGAATGTCAAATTGATCAAATCCCCCAATTCTTCCAAATACGGTTGCGGTGTGCGGAATGTGAAGTTTATCTCTCAAAGTAGGACCACTGAGACTTCTCTGTTTCACCATGTAAGGAACCAAAGGCACAGGTGGATGAGATGGGTCAGTTTTCATTCTGCCTATGCGCGCGTAGACGTCGCCGTGGGGTTCGTGAGCCGTCATGACGGAGTGGACATACGTTGGAATGTGTGGTACTTTGGACACTCGGATGTCCTTGGTGCCAAATTTTTGAATGTACAGCTCTGTGATGTTTTGGTCGACAAGTATTGGGTCAACGTCTGTCCACTTCAAAATTGGAAACATGTTCTCTTCCCCAAAACGTGTTTTAAATTTCTCAATGACAGCTGGAACGTTGTCATGTTTATTTTTTAGCCACAGAATAATTGGCTTCTTGAAACCTAATAATCTTTCGCTGCAATCCATGTAATCGAAGAGGCTGACAACCGTGCCCCGCTCTCCGAGTTGGTTAATATAAAAAGCTAGTCTCCTTTCGGTGTTACTACTGGGTGCAGCATACAAGAATTGTTTCCAATAATCAAGTGACTTTTTGCTCTTGAATCTGTTGCTCACGGACCTTGGATGCTTCCACGGCTCCCCTTTTACCCAGTCTTGTCCTTTTCTTCCCAAAACATCCTCACAATTTGCAATGGCACCTTCTACGTTCTTTACCACGCGCACTACCCCGGATTCAAATACAGAATCGTACTTGTTCTTTATGAGTTCTGCTCCCCCAAAATTGCTCAAATGCCAACCCACAACACCCGTGTTTTTGAATTTCAAGTTGGGTTCGACAGCATCCCAACCAAATGATTTTATTTGGGAGAGCAAATTGGGGCTAAGAATGAATGTTCTTCTTTGATTTTGAGGCCAAATAAGCTTTGAATTCAGACAATTTAAATTATAGTAATAAAATTGCCACTGTGGCCTAAAAATTGTATCTTTTCTTAGTATTGCTGCTAGGCTTTCGCGGTCATACACCTCGTCGCAATCTGCTACAACGGAGACAAATTCGTCATCCCCAATGTCCCCTTGTTTTACTAATTCTTTTACGCGGGCTAGGGCTACGTTGCGCGCGTGGCGCTCTCGCATTCTAGGCTTCATGTCTTGTACTTGGGGATCATGTAGGTCATCGAGTGTTATCAATTCCAATTTATTGTGCCATGGTGCAAATCTTTCCCAGTTGTCTCTAACAAATGTTGGCTTCTCCTGTCCCGTGTGGGTCATGTTAGACTCAACAGCAATAAATTTTGACACAAAATCGTCGTGTTCATTCAATCGAAATTCTAAGACGTCAAGCTCACTGTTTACGATAAATGTGTCCACCAACCTTAAATTAGACTTAATCAGAGACCTGGGACTGATTCTAATAGATTTTCTTTCTTTGTTTCTAATAGTACTAGAAAGAAAACAAACAACCATAACACATACAACGAGAGCAAGCAAAACCCACAATAGAAATATCATCTCGTTTACTAACTGCGAATAAAAATTTTACCTTAAAAAAAATGCTTCAAGTAATACTCTTCTTAGTATTTGTGACCCTGCTAGTTTATGTAGCCTTTTCGATGGATTTACTGCCGAATTTTGTCAAAGATTTATTGCCTCCTAGTTTCAGGAAAGATTGCGAATGCTCTTGTGATTTTTCAGAAGATCCTTCTGACCATGACGCTTGACATCGCAGTGTTCAGTGCCAACACGCAAGCCATCACAAACATTGCTCCCACGCTTAACATTGTTATTGCGTCTCGGGGGTCTATAATCTCAGAAGACCCAGACCCGTACATCAAAGTCTGCATGAAATTTGCCAGAGTGTTTTGAGTTGGTTGCTGTGTCGTGAGCGCAACTTGAGAATTTAGTCTTGGTCTTGTTTGAATTGCTCTTATAATTGGTGTTGCTACAATAGATTTTTCCGATTCTTTTTTATCCTTTTTTTGCTCTTCCATGTTGCTTACAATTGATTGCAAACTTTTTACTAAGTTATCCACGTCCAGCTGATTGGTCATCGTCGTTTACTACACGATCAGAAAAAGATTCACCGCTTATGTAACGCGACATTTGTTTCTTATGAAACTCTTTTTCAGAGCAGTATTCTGATACATAGTCTTTTCCAAAGTTGGAAAAGAATTTCCTTCTTTTTTTATCGTGGTAGTCACATATTTGTACGCATTTTTCATGGTGCAGTCTTAACTTTTCCCGTGTACATCTAGCTATTCTATAATTTTTTGAAAGCGCAAAAAGATTGGTGCTATCCCGTGAGTTTAAAAACTTTGAAACATTTAAAGTAATAGCAATTGGCACATTTAAAAGCGGCATGTTAGGTTAAGGTCTAGGTTAAGGTCTAGGCACTACTTTAAAATTAAAATTAAAACGATGGAAGTTATTGACGTTTGTGGAGACAAAAGAAACTATGAATATGCGAAGATTGGAGATCTCATTGTTCCGCTAGTCCCAGGGACTATGCTGGAGCATCTTTTTTTTCGCGTGGTGCATACTGGAGTTGTCAAGTCGGTCCAACTCAAAAATAATCATGAACTGGTTTCGTTTTCAGCCGATACACGCGGTAAAGTTAGATACGAATCACCGGAAGCTTATTTTAAACAATTCATGAAACCCTCGAAACGTCTCGTTTGGGGAGACGACAGCGACGACGAAAAAATAGGTTCGATAACTAGGCGCACTTACAAGGCTATAAAAGAAGATTTTGAGAAAAAAAAGTCTTACTACATTATCAAGTATTTTGAGAAAATGGATCCGGTTGCTCTGCAGAGCTTGGACACAAGCTCTACTTCGATTAGCTTGATTCCTTGACAAAGTGATCAAATGCATTTTGTATTTGATCTGCCTCTCTAGCTCCAGTGTACACAGACGCCTTTCCCTTGCCATTAAAGTAAAGAATTGTAGGATAACCTTGAATCACCTCAGATAGCGCTAGACCTACCTCATCTTCCCCGATTTTTTCATTTTTTAGTTCTTGAGAGTGTTTATCTGCGTTAAATAACCCGACTATAGTATTAGAACCACCCTTTAAATTATTATGAAGATCATGAATGACCGGGTATAAACGTTTGCAGTAACCGCACCACGGGGCAGTGGCTGCTATGATCATCGGGCGGCCACTATCGCCATTCATATATTTTTTCATCGCCTTGATTGACAAAAGTGGAGGTTGTGTCATGTTCTTTACACTAGGCTCAGATTTTTTTTTAATCCGGCAACTCAACAACTTACTCCAAAACTAGACACTAACTAGACTGCCTAGTATCTACTACACAACTAGTACCTAATACACGGGGGACAACTGGACAGTGACCCAGTCTCCAGTCGCCTACTACACGGAAGACAACTGGACAGTGACCAGTCGCCAGTCGCCAGTCGCCAGTCGCCAGTCGCCAGTCGCCTACTACACGGGAAACAACTGGACAGTGACCAGTCGCCAGTCGCCTACTACACGGATATACTACACGGATATACTATGTCGACTATGTCGATGAAAGCGAAGATGAAAGGGGAGATGATTCAGCAATGGGACCCTGAACGTGGAGAAATGGTCATCAAGCAAATTACTTTAACTCCGAGAGCACCAGTGGCTGCTCCGACTCCAGTAAACAACGGCAAAAAAAAAAGAGACGATCCATCGGAAACCGACTTAATATCAAAGAAAATAAACGAAATCCCTGAAAAGGTGACAGAGATCATGCACAAATTCAAAGAGCTGAAGCGGGAATACGCCGGCTATGAAGAAGGCTACGGCTATGAAGAAGGCTACGCGGCGCCGGGGGAAAAGAATTGCCGAGGGCACTTTTCCATCAAGTGCGACGAAATTGAGAAGTTACTTACGAAGTTAAATAATCAAGTAAAGGAGGTAGGGCAAATGTATTGCACGAGACATGATGCAATTGATATTACACTTCTTAATAAGAAGGAAGTAAAGCAACCTGATAAAAGCAAACTTAACAAAAACGAAGACGGTACCTACAAAAGACCCCGTGGAGCGCCTCGTCAGAATCAGCAGTGGGACTCTGAACGTGGCGAGTGGACTCCTAAGCAAATTAAGGGACAAAAGCAACAAATAAAGCAGCCTGATAAACGAAAACTTAACAGAAACGAAGACGGAACCTACAAAAGACCCCGTGGAGCGCCTCGTCAGAATCAGCAGTGGGACTCTGAATGTGGCGAGTGGACTCCTCAGCAAATTAAGGGACAAAAGCAAATTAAGAAGGAAGTAAAGCAGCCTGATAAAAGAAAACTTAACAGAAACGAAGACGGAACCTACAAAAGACCCCGTGGAGCGCCTCGTCAGAATCAGCAGTGGGACTCTGATCGTGGCGAGTGGAGGCACGAACTCCTTGTATCCTCCTGGCTTTGACAAGCGTTTGCCCCCCTCTGAAGCCCCCCTTGACTAATATTTATTATAAATTACATTATTCCGGGGTAAGGGGGAGGGGGAACTCACTCAGAATAATAAATTCTTTTTCGGGAAGTTTGCGCGGTGGGCGGCGTACTTCTCGGGGAACGTCTTGTAGAGGTAGTCGTCAACGGCCATGGCGGCCTCCTTCTCGGTGGGAAAGAGGCCAATGGACTTGTACTTGCCGTCGCCGCCGAGGGACACGGGGTTTGTGGCCCGCGCCTGCCAGGGGTTCTTCTTGGACGGCGCCGCGCACACGCCGTGGTACTCAGACGTCGGCGCGCTGCGCGGCTTCTTTGGGCCCTCGGCTTTCTTGGGGCGGCGGCTGTGCGTGCCCTTGCCCTTGGGTGCGTCCTTACCTCTTAACTCGGCGTTCTCCGATTTCAGTTGAGCTATTTCCTCGCGGAGGCGGTCTTCCTCGGACTTGGCGGACGGGAGGCCGGAGGGGATGCCGTAGGCGACGGGCAGGGGCTGGTCGGGGTAGTACTGGCTGGGGGCGCCGTGGTCCATGCTTGATTGGGTGTTTCTCGATATTCACTGTCCACTTATACCGCTAGCTCTTTATGTATCCTAACTTCCTAGTTAGTGTACCTAGGTAGAGACGTAACTAAGTCGCTAGAGAAATGGACAGTGAATGGTGGCCAAGGGAAAGGCCAAGACGACCACCGCCACCCACAGAGCCGCTAACACGACTGGTGTGGGAAGATAGTGTGGGGCAATGGGTGTACCACAAATATTCAACATTAGAGGAGGCAGCTGAGGCGTGTAAACAACATAACCTCGCCACGCGTATTGCCACAGATAAGTCGATACAATCTTCGTTGGCGGTTAACAATGCCCTTGAAGTGCTGGAGACAGGTGGACACATAGAATTCTTAGTACTCGCACAACTCCTTACCGACGACATTATAAATAACATAAAAAGAGTTGGTCTACCCGCTAAGAGAATTCTAAAGCGAATGTATAATTCGCGAACCAGTCGCGTTAAACTTGTTCCTCAAATATCAAGAAACACACGACCGTTGGCATTTGTTCGAAGTGTTATACATAACGCGGCTGGGAACAGAGGTTTTGGCCCCGCTAGGTTCGAAATTTACGATGAGTCTACGATGAAAGCTATGCGGTACATTAGTGAAACTTCTTTTCCCGACTCGGTTGGTGGGTCTTCTGCTAAAGACGTGCAAAAAAAATTAGATCAAGCTGACACTCTCTTACAAAGAATAGGCGCTTCGCATCACTATGCAGGTCCTGCCAATACGTTTGTTTGGAGACATCATGTTAACTATAATCCCGTGAAAGATCCTATATTTGTACGCCCTAAACACTGGATCCATCTTAAATCTTGGTGCAAAATTGCACGACATATGATACTGCGCCGTGATTCTGTCAACAATGACGACTTGAAGCGTTTACCTCAAGACGTCGTCATGAAAATACTTAAATTTCATCCGCTGATCATCCCTCCCTTTACCAACAACGTTCTGCGTCGCGCCGTTAAGGATTATATTGCCGGCGGAGATAGGAAGCAGCGCATTGTGGACAAATACGGCGAGATTAGCAATTGGGATGTCTCCAAAGTAACTGTAATGTGGAATTTGTTTGCTGAAAGCTCCTTTAACCAGCCGCTCAACAATTGGGACGTCTCCAATGTGAAGTCAATGAGTGGTATGTTTTGGCGCGCAGAATCATTCAACCAGCCGCTCAACAAGTGGAACGTGTCCAATGTGACATCGATGGAAATGATGTTTCGAGGCGCAACCTCCTTTAACCAGCCGCTCAACGATTGGAACGTTTCCAATGTGTGGGATATGCGCTGTATGTTTGCAAACGCAACCTCCTTCAACCAGCCGCTCAACGATTGGAAGGTGGCCGCGCTCGCGGCCCGTCACCGGATGTTTGATGGCGCAAGCTCCTTCAACCAACTGCTCCACGGTCCCTTTGATCTTTTAGCACCCATCACGTCGCATAACTCTGTTACCGATGTGGACAATCGGGACATTTAGTTGCTCAACGTCCTCTCTTGGGCGCCTTGAGCGGCGACGCCGAGAATCCCCCACCCCACCCCGAATAACTACTAGATTTAATCATTTTTAGCGTGGGGATATTGGGGGGGCTATTTGGGGTTGATGTCGCTACTCCGCTACACGGTCACGGCGGCTGGGTCGAAAGTTAGCTACCACCCTTACGTTGAATATTTGATTTCTCTTCAATGATTACACTTGTGCGCACAAACCTTTTGCCAAACCTTGTCAATATGCTCTTTATACTTGTCAGCTTGTTCCACTGGAACAATATCAAGTTCCATATTTGGTTTACATATATGGGCTTTTCCCTTAAATGGACTATTGTATCGTTCTTTATCGTAGAAGTCCGCCAAAACGCTCATATTGTCTTGAACAAACTGGATTTGTTTATTTGTTAATCCACGTTCCCAATCTACTACCCACTCGGGGTGCTTAAATGCGTCGTGTGGGTGTATAGCCGTCAGATTAAATATCGAATTGTGTTGGCGATTTCCGTCAATGTGTCGAGTAAAATTTCCTCCCGTTAGTTTAGTTTGCTCCTGCCAGACTGCCAATATACCAAGCCAAGTTAATGTCTCTGCTTGCCCCAGGTCATATCCGTACCGCTCCATCCACGCCAATGGTGCCAGCATATCACCTGCGATATATGTTTCTTCCTTGCCTTGTTTGTTAGGTTCTGCAGCTTTGGTTGGCGTGCCGGGCGCGTCCAGCGTATTGTCCATCGACGCGTCGTTGTCCTCTTCGTTGGGTTTGATGAAGACGAATTCCTTGGTTGGCGTGCTGGGCCGGTGCCGGGCGCGTGACGCGTCGTTGTCCTCTTCGTTGGGTTTGATTAGGTCCAACAGCGCTGTTGCGCAAATATTCATTTCAAGCCAAAATTCCGGTACATTTCCAGCGTCAAAACGAATATGTACCCGACCATGGTCTAATTGAAGGCTAGTAACCTCAATCTTCGCCTTCACAGGACCTGGAACCCTGCCATTAATAATGCAAACTTCTTTGTTGCGGAAAGGCTCCATTCTTTCGTTACGTTGCCGTATTCACTGTCCACTTGAGCTCCTATCTAGGTACTCCTAATAGGTATCCTACAGTATAGGTATCCTAGCATAGGTATCCTAGCTATACTACAGGCTAGGTGTATTGGACAGTGATACGCAGCAGACAATGCAGCCGCCGCGTCAGATGAAGAAAATTATAAAAGAGTTTGTAAAGGATAGCAAAAAATTGATAAAAAAGAGCAACCGCCAACTTCGTCGCCAATTACGTTTGGTTAAGAAAAAGGTTTGCCGCCAGAACACGAAAAAACACAAGTCACCAGCGACGCCAACTCCCACGACGCCAGAAGTAGACCTTGAACAATCTCTCAACCGCGGTTCTTTAACTGTAGAAGGCAACTGGGATATTGTATCTGCTGATTAACTTACTGACCCCGACCCCGACCCCGACCCCGACCCCGTGTGCGCCGAGGGATTTGAGTAAAGTAAGATAGATAGTTCTACCTCTAATCTCCTCTCGACTACCTCAAGAATACCATATTGCTTGAGAAATAGTTTGAGGTGGCGCCATAGTAGTTATTTTAGTCATCTGGTCCATTTCCCTAAAAATAAAGACGAAAATCCAAAAAGAACTATACGCATAGGTTGCGCAGATGACAGAAGTGTGCATTAATTCAACATGCGATAATTTTTGCAGACGGTAATAGAAATTATTCATAATGGCGATAATTGGCGACTTAAAACCTAACCTTACCAAAACCTAAACCTAACTTTAAGACTTAAAGTTGTGATAGCTGAGATGACAGACACGACACAATCCCTGCGCCGGCGTCGTATATGGAACATGCCTCCGCCTCGGCGTGAGCAAACGGTTGAGCAGACGACGACTTCGAGAAACACGCTGGAAATTGCGACGAGGTTATCGCGACTGGAGAGCCTAGAACAAGAGGTTGAAAACCAAATTCGTGATCTTCAGCAAACAATTTACCAACTAGCAGACCAAGATAACAACAATATACAATTAGGCCAGTACAAAAACGCACCACAACCGTGACGTGACGTCCTAGTAGTCCCCGTCGTCGCTGTCGTCGTCGCTATCTTCGTCGTCGCTGTCGACGTACTCTTCTTCGTCTTCGTCGTCGTCGCTGTCGACGTCGTCGTCGTCATATTGAACTACATCTGAAAATCTTACCTTTTTAGTCGGGGTCGCGGTCGGGGCCGGGGGTAGTTTTAAATAATTTACTCCGCCTAATACATTTTCAATTGCGCCCTCGACAATCTGTATTCTTTTGTACTCGGATTTTGTTTTGTGTAAAATGTGGCTGTCGTAAGAAACAGTTTCTTCGAATCCTTTAAGTGAAACATTGTCGGTGGGTTGTTTATTCGTGTACACGACCGGGGTTGGTCCCGAAACCCACGTGAAGACTCGTATTATTCGCTCTTTTAAAGGAAGTTTTTCATGAGACCAAAGACGTCTTCCACGGGCCTGGAATTGGAGTTTTTGGCCAAACGATTCTGGTGGATGGCTAAAGTGAACAGATCTCACAGGCCGGCAGTGGGGTGCATACTTCATCGTGCCTGCAAGTTTACAATTTAAATTGTATCCTTCCACTATTGTGCAAACTATGACATCAACCTTTCCGTTCTTGTATGCTTCAAACACATCCGCGTGGTCTTGTCCTCCAAACATTGTCATGACACGAAGTGGCTGCCTATCTCCACCTTTAACAGCTTTTGTAGCTTTTGGACAAATGTGTCCCTTTTTTGGTTGCCCGCAAAATTTGCACGTGTAGACTTTTCTACTACCACCTGAGGTTGCTGCATTCACTTTTTGAGTGCTAGCTTCTCCTTGAAGCATTTCTGCTACCTTTTCCCCGCCACCGTAAAGAGGTTTTCTGCTCTCCGTGAGCACTATCGCAGGCAACAAATCTCGCCTCTTCTTTATGAATTCAACCATTTTAACAAGTTTAGGCGAAGGTTTAAGGTGGCTTTTCGTAACTTTTGTACTTTTACGTTCAAAAGTCATGTTAGACGAAATCTCTTTATGTTCTTTGGACGTTGCCTTCTTCTGGCCTTTAGTTTTTATCAGAAAATCACGTATTTGTTGTACAAATTTAGAATCCTTATCTGAAAGTTTTTTTTGATGTTTGTTCCAGTCTGATTCTACTGCCGAGACTACCGACCAAAGAATATCCATTTCTTTTGTCGTTTTAACCCATATCTCGTATTCGTGAATTTTGGGAAATGCAGCCGCATTCTCTGCATTTTTGTAAAAGAATATCTTGGACTCTTCTGGGTTCTTAAATTTGCTAAAGTATTTGTTTGCGTCAGCTTTACTTGAAACGCTCAATGCCCATCTCCTTGCGTCTGCTTCATCTAAATTATACATTTTTGGTGCGCTTATTAAATGCAATTGACTATACAAGTCTGAAACTCTTGTGTGCATAGGCGTTCCTGTCATCAAAATAACAAATTCACATTCTTGTGTCAAATAATGAGCCTCTTCTATTGCGCTATCAATCTTTGCATTAGACTTTCGCAAAAACGCTTGAGATTCGTCAAAACATACAAGACAATTTTTGCCAATCTTGTTTTTCTTTTTCCAAATCTTAAAATGATCTTTTGTGATTGCAGCATAAGAAATTAAATACACAAGTGTATCTTGTATTTTGAAAATAGCTTTCATCGGCGTTTCCGTCTTGAGTTGTGTCATCGGGCAGGACTTGAGCTCGTTTATCATGCTCGAAACCACGGCGGGTGGCACAACGATGAGTGCCAGTCTTAAATGATTAGAAAGAAGCGCAATAGATTCTGCTAACGTTGCCGACTTTCCGGATCCCATCTCGAAGTACAACATGATTTTCTTCGAATGTCTTGTTCCGTTATTGAGTTTTTGTTTCAACAAGTATTTTGCCGGGAGTAGTTGATGATCATAAAGTTTCAAATTTGAGCAACCCACCATTTTCTCGTAGTTACTATCTTTGCACAAAAAAAACATTTGCATCACCAAATGCATGAAGTTAAAAAACATACTAAGATATGCTATTTTAAACTATGCACCAGTTATGCTGTTCATACTTGCCCTTATTTAGAACCGCCACGAAGTCGCAAGACAAGATGAAGCGTGGATTCTTTTTGGACGTTGTAATCTGCTAGTGTTCGACCGTCTTCAAGCTGTTTTCCCGCAAAAATCAGCCTCTGTTGGTCAATTGGAATTCCTTCTTTGTCCTGCACTTTTTGCTTTACATTTTCTATAGTATCTGACGGCTCTACGTCGAGCGTGATCGTCTTTCCTGTTAAAGTTTTGACGAAAATTTGCATGGGTTTTTATAACCACAACAAAAAATATTTCAAACCTCAACGAGAATTACAAGCTGGTTTTTCGTTGCAGAATCCAACTTGTCACCACTGACTCGCACACGTCTCCAAAATCCCTGCAAAAGTGCACGCCGTCGTGCGTATATTTATAACCATTTAACCACCGTAGCCACGACCACGACACGAATGATGATAACAGTTTATTTGCATACATTTTTACTAGCGAAAGCTTAAAAGGTTTATTACATTTGTTCTTCAACATTTGTCTTTTTGCCACGTCGTACATGTTTATAAATTCAATTCTCCTAGAACGGATTCTGTACACACAATCGCTACAAATGTTTGAGAACATTAATCCGATTTTCCATTCCTCGCTATCGACGCCGCCTTCTCCAATCGGCGGTGCGCTCATGAGCAGTATTTCTGTCTCTAAATCTAATTCAAGGTCTAGTTTTCGTAAGATTTCTTCAATATCTTTCTTATACCTAGCGCAGCCTGGATTTGCCGTGTGGATTCCCGGCCACATTTCGTTGTACATTGGTATCGTTTCCAAATGGCTCGAAGAGATGACGTCGTTTCCACCAACCATTATGATAACGTATGCGGCTGATTTCCGTTTCTCTTGTTGACCCAGGAGGTCGCTTGCGAGGTGGTGTCGAACCACGCTCGCTGTCGCCCCGTCTCGAGCAACATTTTTCCACGATTCTACAATTTTCTTTCTTTCAAGCGATTTTACCCAATCGTACGAGCAATTTCCCGCGCTCAAAGAATCACCCAACACGTATGCAGTATTCATTTTTTATCACGTGGCATTTAATTTTTATAAACTTAAACTTAGGCTAAGGCAGGAAATATTACGTCGTCGTCGTCGGGGGGCTCATGCTCCCCGTCGTGTTTAATCGGTTTGTTCGCTAAAACCTAAGTTATTTCTTGCGCTTCTTTTTTGCGGCTTCGTCTTGCATGTTCTCCGACTTCGTCCCGAAGCGTAGCGTGAAGAAGGCGTTCGTGTACGGCGCGGCGTCGTCCCCGTCCTCGTGCGTGTACGGGTGATAGGTCGCCGGGTCGGTTTTGTCGACGTCCATGTGCAGGATGTCCCAGTCGACGTCGCCGTTCATCCACTTCACGACGTCGTCGTCGCTGTCGTGGAAGAAAAGCATGACCCACGCGTGAACTCTCTTACCACAAGTTACT